GACAACAAGGTCGTGAAGAGGGCGGTGAGCGTGTAGTTCATGCCACCGTTCTTCTTGACGCTGATGACTTGGTTGACGATCCATCGAACGAGATCCATCCAAGAAAGGGCCGCGGCGAAGGAGAAGCCGGCGGCGACGGCGTTCAAGGATTGCGATTCGAGCTCTTGGCTGACGAGAGTAACGGTTTCAGCGGCGGTAGACATGTTATATATTAGCCATAGAAAATTTATTCTGGGAGTAACTCCTCCACAAAAAGTATCTTCTTGTATTGCTTCTTCTGGTATCCTTTCATCTTTGGCCTGTCTGAATCAGACTCAGACTCGGATTCTGACCCAGAATCCGAGTCCGCGTCATCCGCTTTGAACTCCTTATACTCTACGTCCGTCCACCCTTCGGGGTCATCGTCCATTACTATCTATAGCATTTTTTATAAGTTGTTCCGACGGATTTGATGGAACCCACGTGTCCCAAGAGTCCTTCGCTTCATTCATAGCCTTAAATTTCGGGTCATCACCTGTGTATCGCGTGAATTCCACTTCACCTTCTTCGATGATATCCATGTCATCGTCTTCATCCCCGTCGTCTTCGTAAACCTCTGGTAAATACGAACCTATATGCTTTCCCACCTCATGCATGGCACAATATTTCATGGCGTATTCCACGTCTTGCATGAGTACGGCATTTCTTCCACACGCCTTGGCGTATTCCGCCGCGAGAATCATACCTTTTTCAATCACTGGAGTGATGATATCGATCATTGTTTTGGCGAGTTGCTCGTTTTGAGCGCTCGCATCGTCTGTGAGATCAAAACCTGTCTTCATTATGTTTCAAATAAAACTGTTGCGGTTCCGTTCTCCACACGGAGTATGTTATAACTTTGCGCGTAAACTCTAAGTTGTTTATCTGGTGTGGTTGGATAATCAAAAAGTCCGATTTTTATTAACTGATTCTTTATGTTAGAAAAGTTCAATTGACCCGTCGGATACCATCGTTCTGGTTCTACACCGAAATTATACATGTAAAATCGACGGTATATAGGAGTTCTGGAGTGGTGTTTACCTGGCTGAATAGCACGAATGTGTACCAGGTTTCCTGTAACATCGTTAAGAACCTCTTCGCCATCGAAAGTTAATCCGATGTATTTGACTTGTTCGCTGTTTGTGAAAAACAGGTGGCTGTCAAAGTTAGACAGTGATGAATATTGGAACGGTGTCGCAAAATCATTTTCAGTCGCTGGATCGTTATCTAACTTGTCCTGCACTATGAAAAACAATTCCTTGACTGAATTTCTGAAACTCAATCTCGCTTCGTGTTCATTGCATTCGAGTGCTGCGTTGTATTTTCCATCGACTGTATTCAGTTCTATATTGTTTTGTTGCGTCTGTGTTATCACGTAATCCACGCGATCTGGGAATCGTTTTGTTTTTTCGTCGAGGCTCACCATTTCTAGTGCGGGTTTAAATGTTTTTATGAGTCCGGTTGGATTTTCACCTATGTAATAGCTTTCGCTCGTATCATTGAGTGCGTGGTCGTTAACCGCGAATATGCACTCCTCGACTTTTCTCAATTTTACCACGATCTCCACTTCTTGTTTCGTGATGGCATACAGTGGTATCGCGAGTTCTGGATGCTCGTGAAAATAGAAAGGGATGTCTACTCTGTAAGAGGTCTCAACCTTCGATTCATCGAGTAAGTTTTCTCTGATTTGTTTGTAATAGTCGTCAAAAACAGAGAATATACGGAATGGTTTACCTACGAGCTTGGAAAGTGAACTTTGTTTAGACTGCGTAACGTACAATTCGGAGTGTATGGCTAACATATCGGATGGTACGCGATGAACCAATTTACCACCTATGTATAACTCTGCATACTCTATCATGGCTTGTGCGATGGATTCGCAATAAGTGATGTGGTCGTATCCACTCACTAAATTTTGATCCAATGGATTCAATGTGAGTTTAATGCTCACACCTTTCAAAAGATCACCCTGATCTTGTGGCACCTTACACCTGATTTCTTCGCCGAACTCTATATGTCCATCGAATTCTAAATCCGTGTAAAATTTGGAATAATTCCCATGCTTTTTAAAATTTTTTATGAAATACGTGTATTCTGGGTCATCTGTGAACAGCCTGTCCTGTGGACCCACAGCCTCTAATTGAACTCTACCGGCCATTACTAATATTAGATTCTAAAATTTTAAACCGGCTATGTTTCCACTCACACGAAGAACATTATAATTGGATGCGTATACACGGAGCGTGTGATTATGTGACGCATTTGGTCCATCCAATTCTACTTCGAGAAGTTTGTGAATGACACGGCTCATGTTGACTTGTCCAGTGGGATAATATACTTCTGGTTTTAAAGAGAAACTGTATACCCCAAACTCGTAACTCTCGTTTATGGAGTTGGTGTGGTGTCTGAGAGGTTGTTCAGCAGAGAGTTGAAGGTTATCGGCGTCTATGACGGTGTTATTGTTAAACTTGAGATTCACGTGTTTTATTGGTACATGCGCTTGCGTTGTATCGTTGGTGGCTATGAAGAATAGTTCTTTGACTGGGTGTTTGAAATTTATCATCACCGAGCGCTTGGAAACACCCGGATCCATCTTTATCTCCGCGACTTGCGTTTGAGTTATTACGTATTCTATCGGTCTCGTACGTATGAAGCTCTTTTCATCTTCGGAGAGATACACAAAATCTGTGAACAGGCTCATGTTTCTCAATTGAACGTCACACGTTATGGATGTCGTGGAGTACGTAGATGTACCCAAGTCATATTCAACCGTCAATTCATCTACTGGCCTGTATTTAATCTTTATCTCCACCAGTTGATTATTCAAACCACATATGGGTATGGCGAGACTCGGGTGTCTGTGAAAATAAAATGGCAATTGCACCTTGTACTTTTGGAAATCTGTGTACTGAGAATACGTAGCATCATTAACGATTGGATAGATGTTATGGAGTGTGGTAGCGGCGAGTGTAAAATCTGCATCGTTTTGTGTGTAGTGTAATTGGTTATACATGTATATGTACTCACCTGTGATCCTTTGAATCGTTTGACCGCCTATGACGAGATCCGCGTACTTAATCATCTTTGTGGGTATAGACGTGTTCCAACGGATTTGTTTGACGTTAAGGTTCATGAAATAATTTGATGAATCACTCACGAGTTCTATTTTAGCTGCACTGTATGTACTGATTATATTAACCTGTATGTTAATCGTCAGTCTATAATTTCCACCACCCAAGTCTTCAGACGTGTAATCGTTCACACTCAAACCACTTACTTGAAATTCTTCGGTGCTGTTAAATACGTATTCCACACCCTGATAAACATCCAAATCACTCGTCGTCTCACCGTCGAGTTGAAGATTGCTCGTGACTAAACCGCTCGCGAGTGTGAAAGTCAAGTTATTATCAGAAGAAGGTGCGGGAGGTGGAAGATCCACGTTTATGGTGACACCTTTCAACAGGTCACCGGCGTTGTTTGGTATGCGAGCAGTGGTTTCGTTACCGTACTCTTCGTATCTCTGAAATGGAACTTCTATCTGCTCGAATGAAAACTTTGTGTGTCTTCTAAATCTAGAAAGAAAGTGTGAATATTGTGGTTGTTCGGTCAACCATCTGTCCTGGATGCCAGTGGCTGCGAGCGTTAAACGACCCGACATTCCTATTATTTGTGAGTAAAATTTTGCTAAATAAAACGAGACACTAAAGTAGAATGAATATTCAGTTGCGGAAATTCAAGCCGGATACCATGGAAGATGATCGGATATGTGTCTTCATTGGTAAACGTAACACAGGTAAATCGACACTCGTGAAGGATATCATGTACTACAAGAAACATATACCAGCGGGTATTGTTCTATCAGGCACAGAAGAAGGGAATCACTTTTATGGAAATTTCATCCCAGACGTCTGTGTGTACGGGGATTACGATGGTGAGGCAGTAGATAGAGTTTTATCCAGGCAGAGAAAGCTCGTGGGTACCAAAGGGAAGAACAAAACCAATGGGGCGTTTATGCTTCTGGATGATTGCATGTACGATTCCAAGTTTTTGAAGGAAACCAGGATACGCCAGTGTTTCATGAACGGTAGACACTTTAACATCTTCTTCATGTTGACGATGCAATACGTGATGGACCTTCCACCAGCGCTTCGTGCCAATGTAGACTACGTGTTTATACTCAGGGAAAACATCATACAGAACAGAGAAAAGCTGTATAAATCATTTTTTGGTATTTTTCCATCGTTCGATATGTTTTGTAAGGTGATGGACGCGTGCACAGAAAACTACGAATGTCTTGTATTAGATAACACGGTTAAATCTAATAAAATACAGGATTGTGTGTTTTGGTACAAAGCTAAAATCAGAAATGGGTTCAGGGTAGGCAGTCCACAACTTTGGAGCATGCACAAGAAAACATACAACCCAAAATATTTGGAACAACAGGAGGCGGATGCGAAGAATGCCACTAAGAAAACACGTCTCACAGTCACGAAACGAAAATGACGATGCGTTACTCAACGATTTCAAAAAAGTCAGTCTACATAAATGTCGACTGACGTCCGGACGTTAAATCTCTCTGAAAATGACGATGGAATGGTTCCTCTCACGACTTCTTTCATGCAACAAAACCAACCCGAAAAAAATGTGAGTCAAAATAAAGAAATGACCATGGATTCCACTCCAATCTCTGACATCATGGGCCAACCAGAAATGCCACTCGAACCCCCAATGATGGAGTCCGACCCACGCGTGCAACAGCCAGTTGTCATGCAACAACCCATGGTTATGCAACCACAACAGCAGCAACAGCAACAAGCGGTTCCACAAAACAAGAATCCATTCAACCTTACTGATGAGCAGATGCAAGCCGTCATCGTCGCGGCGTGTACTGCGGCTGCCATTAGTAAGCCTGTGCAAGAAAAGCTCGCGAACTACGTGCCTCAATTCTTGAATGATCAAGGACACAGAAGTGCGGTGGGTCTCGCGGCGACCGGTGCCGTGGCGGCGGGTATTTTCTATGTTCTCAAGCGTTACGCTTAGATGTAGTGAACGTAGATTTGGCCACCAAGCAAACGATAGTTAATAATCATAGAAACCATCATCGTAGGTATTAAAAGTCCCAGAGTAGTTCCTGTGCTCTTAATATCCTTCCCGAAATTTCCGATTCTTTCCGCGAGCGTCTTGTTTTGAACGTACGTCGCGAAGAGCGTGAACGTCAAGAAAGAAGTCCACAACATGAAGTTGTAGTCGACACCCAACTTACCGAATCGCTTGTATCCACGCGCGATCGCATTGATGATCTGTGGAACCACGAAAGTGATCAAGGCAGCGTTGACCCACTTCTTGGTTTCAGGCTTAGCTTCACGCGTGAGTAGTGGGCTATAAATCGCGAACAAAATGAAAATCCAAAGCAAAATAAGAACGGGGAGTTCTCTCATTTATGATAGACACACATTATTTATCCTGGATGTGTTTACCACAGAACTTGGTCTTCTCTGGTATCTCTTGGTAAATACCTATGGCGACGCACATCGTCTTGAGTTTGTCGTACTTTTCCCAATACTCTTGACTGTGTGAATACTCGTCGACCGTACAGTGCGCCAATTCGTGTATCAAAACGTGCATGATTTCGTTTGGTTCACCGTCGACACACAAACCTATCTCGTAGCCCTTGTTGACGTTGTACCCAACACTCCCACCTTGGGCCCTGTGGTGTGCTGTGATGGGAATCTCGCGACACAAATTTTGGAATTCTTCGTTGTTCGTTTCACGCAAGTGTTCTCTGAGGATCGCGTACCGCTCTTTGACGGTGACTAGATTCTCTGGTTGTTTTGTGTTTAAAAGTATCAATAGATTTACAATGACTAACAGAATGGCGAGCATCATCTCTTATAAGTAAATATAAATTTCGAGTACAACTCGGATATGGAATTTCCGCGAAGGGGTTCCCACGTTTTCAGTCTAAATCCCAATTTTTCTAAACGCGTGACTAATAAATCTTTGTGTGCGATGGGTTCGGATTTTGCGCCGTCTTGATAATACGGTGTGTCTACTAAGTGCACGAACAACTTTTCCCCGAATTGTCCATGACTCGTCCCTTTCATCACGAAAAAACTCCCCGTTTCGTGATTTAATGGTGTTTTGAATATGACTTGGTTTGAATCTGGTATGATACCCACGAGCTTACCACCGGGCTTCACGCGTTTCGCTATCTCTTTGGTCGTGGTCATGAATAGGTCTTCCGTCGCGAATATGTAGTGCAGTGAAAAGTTATAACATATCGTGTCGTACTTTCTGTTTGGAACAGACGTGATGTCCCCGTGATAGAAATTGATGCGCATCTTATAAAACTTTGCCCGCGTCTTTGCCTCTTCGAGTGCCTCTTCACACGGTTCACACATGCTCACGTTGACCTTCGCGTGTTTCCACTTTCCTATGTCACCCCCGAACCCACACCCAACGTCTAACACGGCATCACCTTCTCGTGAGACAGCGCGTATGAGGTCGCGCTTTTGCTCGTTATGGTGTTTGCGTATATCTTCCATGACTTAAAACTTAGACCTTATATAGAATTATGAAGCCTTTTCTTAAGTGGGTTGGTGGAAAAACACAGATACTCGATGCTGTCTTAGGTGCTTTTCCGACCGAAATAAATGATTATCACGAAATTTTTGTGGGTGGTGGGAGCGTGTTGTTGGCGGCACTCGAAAAAGCAAACGTCAAGGGTACATTTTATGCCTACGACCTAAACGAGATTCTCATAAACACGTACAAGGATATACAATC